ATCATACCTGTCGCCCACAAACTCTTCGCCATCTCTCACTCAACACAACGCAAGGGTCAGGTCTTGTGCCAATAGTTTTATTTAACCCCTTTTTTCTTACCTTGGTATCTGTATGAATACATTAGAAAACTATATCGCTCTGATTAGGCAAGTTATTCTTAGCCTAGTTCAGTCACCATTATTAACAGAAACTCAGACTAAATTCGGAGATGACCGTTTCTCAAACGCTGAATACTCTGCGTATGAAAAAGACGGCAAGACTGTACACGCTATCCGTGCTACACACAATGGAGAAAAGTGGGTTGTGTATGCTAACACCGAAGACCGTTGGAATGCTGTATGCAAATCATTTGCGTACAGATCGCAGGTCATGGTTAACGGTCAAGCTGTTAAATTACCATTACCTAACTACGGAGATGAGGCTTGCATGGCTGAGTTTATCAATGCTTTCAATGCCGTAATTAATTCGCATGGTAAAGGCTTCAGAGCATCTGCTCGTGATGAAGACGGTACATTGTGGCTAGATTTCCCTGAAGCTCAGGATATGAAGCTAGATGAGAATATCGTTGTGGGCATGACTGATTACAGTTCTATGATCGCCAACAATGGACAGTCTCCATCACCGAGTCCTGAAACTGTTAGCCAACCTGCTCAACAACCTAACCCTGTACCTGCACCTGCCCAAGAAGCTAACGCAGGTATGTTCGCTTAATTATTAACCTTATATAGTCCGTGATCCGTATGGTGATCGGACTATTTTTTTGCCCCGACATCACCGATGAAAAGCGTTTACCTAGTTGTTTGGGATAATAGGGAACGCGCGCGCACGCGAGACACTAGATTTTATGTCTAGTGCAGATGCGTACTAAGACGCTGTATGTCAACGACTTATAGTTCATCGCCTCAGATTGGGTCACTATTGGCACAAGACCTGACCCTTGCGTTGCGTTGTTTCGAGGAAGTATGGCGGTAGCAAGGCTCCCCCCATACTCCCCCGATACCGTGAGAGATGGCTACGAGTTTGTGGGCGATAATGAGAAAATAGAATCATCCTCCACCCCCACCACCGGGGGTATCCTAAAACAATAAACCGTCGTATTAGGTATCCTTTTACAAACGATATACACTAGCAAAATTTTTAGCTATTTTACCTAAATGGTTCAACCTGTAGCAGACACAACAGTCGCATCAAAGAAACTCAAAAGAGATATATCAGACTTCTTGGTAGATGATGATATTGAAAAAGCTTTATTGACATTACGAGATGGACTAAAAGCAACGAAAACTAGCCGTTATCGTGACCCAAAACAGCCGAAAGGCATACAATACACGGAAAAACCCGATCACACAGTTAGATATCACTCGGCTAAGCTACTATTGGAGTATGGATTTGGTAAACCTGCCACTCGTGCAGAGATTTCGATTACCGATGACAGTCAAAAAACAGCTTCTCCACAGGAAATCATCAAAAAAATACAGAGTTCTGCACATTCTTTCAAAGAAATTGCTGATACTTATGTTCATTCACTGCCAAACGCTGATTTAAGCGAGCACGATGAGTAAAATAGACGACACACCCCCTGCCGAGAAGTTTTTTAACGAGATTTATTCGGTTTTTCTTCGTTGGTGGGAAGAATCTGACCTCGATGAAGAAGACATGGCAGGTCTTGCAACGCAGGCGATAGAAAAATTTACCGAATCCACAGTTGAATTTGAATCAGACATAGATCTGAGCAACACGGACGATTAAAATGGCTAGAAAAAAGAAAAGCACTACCAAAAGTAAGACTAAAAAAGACTCTTGCTATCGCAAAGTCAAAGCAAGCTACAAAGTTTTCCCATCGGCATATGCAAGTGGGGCTATTGCGAAATGCAGAAAACGAGGTGCAGGTCGTAAAAAGTAATGGCAGTACGCAAAACAGCTAAAGGTGCATCCCTTAAGCGTTGGTTTAAGGAGAAGTGGACGGATCAAAATGGAAATGCCTGTGGCAGTAAAAAGACCAAAGGTGTCAAAAAGTGTCGTCCAAGCAAAAAAGTTTCAAAAAAGACCCCTGTTACTTGGAAAGGAGTCGGCAAACGCAAAAAAGCCGTAGTTGCCGAGAAAAGAAGAGTGGGCATGGGTCGTAGGACATCATCAATTCGTAAGAGGAAATAGTAATGCCGAGAAAACCAAGCAAACCGATTCCCAAGACCACAAAAGGTAAAGGGGCAAACTATCGACCCACAAAGAGCGGTGCAGGTATGACCGCCAAAGGCGTAAGAGCCTACCGCAAGGCAAATCCCGGATCTAAGCTAAAAACTGCCGTCACAGGTAAGGTAAAGCCCGGAAGTAAGTCAGCTAAACGAAGAAAAGCATTTTGTGCTAGGTCTAAGAGTTGGACAGGTGAGCGTGGAAAAGCCGCGCGTAGGCGTTGGAAGTGCTGATGGCGGACGCTGAACAACTCCAAGACCTGATTCGGATAGATCCCGAAGCATGGTTTACAACTTTTGCCGTAATTAAGGATAAAAGGGGCAAAACAATTAGCCCTAAAGCAAACACCTTACAGAAAAGAATGTTTGCTCATTATCGAAAATGCCAAATCGAACAAAAACCATGCAAAATGATAATCCTGAAGCCTCGTCAGAAGGGAGCATCGACATGTGCTCAAGCTCTGACATACCACCACATGAGGAAACACCCCGATCTAGCAGGGTCTCTAATGGGGGATATCTCAGGGACGAGCGACAAGGTATTCGAGATTTATCGGAGATACGCAGAGAACGACAGCTTTCCGTGGGACGCTACAGGAACAAATCTAGAAAATGGGGGAAACCTCGTGGATCAGATAAAGTTGACAAGCAAAAGCGTGTACGGAAAAGAAACAGCAGGGTCGAAAAACGCAGGTCGAAGCGGTACGGTTCAAGTCGGAAATATGACTGAGGTTGCTTTTTGGACTATGCAGGGTGAAAGAGACCCTGCACTAGGATATTTGCAATCATTATACGATGGAGACAATGTTTCCCTTATTGTAGCAGACTCAACACCCAATGGACCCACAGGTTGGTTTTATCGAACTTGGGTACAGGATAATGAATGGGCTAAGATATTTGCATCTTGGTGGGAGTTTGAAGACTCTGAAATACCATTTGAATCAGATGAACAGCTTCAGGAGTTTAAAGATACGCTTACAGCAGACGAAGTTTCCGAATTGGAAAGATTTGATGTTACTTGGGAACAAATGCATTGGAGGAGACGGACACTTCAGGACAAATGTAATGGTGATGTAGCTAAATTTAGACAGGAATATCCTTCAGATCCTGAAGAATGTTTTCTCATGTCGTCCCGACCACGCTTTCATGTTGAAATTGTAAAGGAGATGCTAGACTCGTCTAAGACACAGAACCATCAGCTTGGCACAATGACCTTTCAGGACGACTCAAGAAAGGTCGCCAACTTCCGCCCCGACCGAGGTGGCTTATGGAAAGTCTACGAAGAACCTGAATATGACTCAAAATATTTGATTTCAGTGGACACATGCACAGGCGAAGACCAACAAACACAGGGATTAGCCTCAGATCCTGATTGGCATAGCGTTCAGGTATGGAAAGCACCCTATGAAGATTGGCATGGCGATTGGCATGTTGCAAAACTAGTAGCTGTTCACCATAGCCGATTAGACATAGGTGTATTAGCTGAGGAAGTTGCATCTGCATCTACTTGGTATGGTAGTGCGTTTACAGTCCCTGAAGTTAACAATTCAGGACTAGCCTTGGTAAAATACCTATTGGATCTCGGAGTCCCTGTTTATCGCAGACGAAAAACGATTGATTCTATGGGTATTGTCGAAAAGAGCTTTGGTTGGACTACAGACAAACTAACACGCAAGACAATCATAGACCATTTAGCATCTGAGATTATGGATAGAAACATTGATATTCCTGATGAGGGTATCATGAAAGAGCTAAAAACATTCGTGGTAAATGAAAAGGGTAAACCTGAAGGTGCAACAGGTCATCATGACGACCATGTACTAGCCTGTGCGATTGCTGTTTACAACATAGACAGTGCATCTCCCTACAAAGCCCCGAAAAAGAAGAAAATCACAAATCGAATGCTCCGAAAGAACTCTAGCCTTATGTGTCCTGACGGCT